GTAGTTAACTAGGTTAAACAACAGGAAACCACTGTTACGTGAGCTCCAATAGTCTATTAGATGGTGTAGGGTGTGTATGTTATACAGTTGTACCGTTGCCATTATGTTTACACGTATGCGATCTTGTTCACAATAGCTGTTGTATGCACCGTCAAGTTGCCGCCAATCAGCACCTGAACGTATATAATCGTTTGTTGCACCAGTACCACACATTGAAAACTGTATGTCTATATGTTCAAAGTGTTCTAGTAGTTTAAATGTCTTGCCCTGTAGGCGTGTACCATTAGTAGTAATGTCTAGATGTACACTAGTATAACCCTCCTCTGTCATCCAGCGTAGGAGTTTAAGTACGCCCGGCATGAACAAGGGTTCACCGCCTGCTAGTTTAAGTGTGCGTACATGTGGTATTAATCGTTTAACTGACTCCAGTGCTACTGGATCTTCTAACCAGTCTGATATGTCACGTGGTGTATCTCCCACTATGTCAGCTAGATGTGGGTTAGCCACTATCTCATCATAGATAGCTGAACTAACATCACTGAAACACATTCTACACTTTAGGTTACACAGTCTGCCTGGTCTTAAATCCATCCAATAGGGGTGATCAGTATCATTACCCGTTAGTTCATTTAGTTGCATGTCCGGGTATAGTTCTGCATAGCGAGTGTTGTGTGCTACTCTGTCTGATCCTGTACCCTGACTGTAACACAACGTACAGCGAGGTTCTGGCTTGTCAGCCAGCATACGAGCTCTAACACGTTGTAGTTCAGGATCCCTCCACTGTGTTTCTAGATCACCCACGGTGCCTAGATCATTTGCATAGTCAGCAATACAGCATAGGTTTACACGACCAGTCGTAGTTACATACTGGTGTGTAAAGGGCATAACACAGAAGTTATTTTTTCTTATTTGCTGTTTTAAGTTTGGCACCCTGTTTCCTTGACTTTGTTGAACGTATTACCTCTATTAGGTTATACATTTCTGGACATGCTTGTTCGAACTTCTCATTGCGGACTTCATCTAATTGTCTAGTCCAGAGTAGAAAGCGTCTCCACTCCTCCATGTCTGGTTCTTTATCCCACATGTGTTGTAGTACTGAACGTAGGAAATGCATTGTTCTACGTTTCCAATAGCGATCCTCATCTTCTCTCCAGCGTTTATTAATGTCCTGCATGAATTGATTATAGCGTTTGTCAACCCACTGTTTCATTTCAACAGGCATGTTCTGTATATTCATATAGTATGGACCATATAGATTGTGTACTGTAATAACAGGATCCAGTCTATTCCAGTCCTGTTCTTTCCACCACCAACAATAGTCCAGTAGGTGTAGCACATTGTATATGCTAAGTGTTAGACTTACAGTTGCAAACGTATTGTCCAGACCAGTTTCCGTATCCATACGTCTTAGGTTCTTTTCAGCAGTTGACCACTTGCCCGGAGCTCTAATATATTCAAAGTGTTCATATATACCATCAACACTCATGCCAATCTGTACACGTTTAAAGTGTTTCCACTGTTCAAATACTTTGTTGGGTAGGCTTGCCATGTTTGTGTTGTATTCAAGTACAACCTTATCAGCTACGCCTGCTTCAATGATTAAATCCAGTAGTTCACGATGCTTCTGATTAATAGTAGGTTCACCACCTGTAAAGTAATAGCGATCTATTGATTTAATGTTTTTAACAATGTAATCCCATAGTCCTGACTCATTCCACCATTCCAGCATGCCATCAACAGTATAGACACCATCCTTCTCTTCAATAGTCATAACATCATGTTCACGATACTTGTATGTGGGCTCTTCACCATTGGCTACTCGCATCTTATAGAAGTCTTCGTACCACAAGTTTGAATCTGTTGGTCCACAACTACGGCATTTTAGATTACATTTATTTCCAAACCTCAAGTCCAGATATTCAATGGGGAAGTCTGATGGATTAATATGTCCGTCTGATAGCGTTAGTTTGTTTGCTTTAGTCAACATACCCGGATAGTTCTTGCTTACACCTGTACGTCTTGAGCCAATACCATTGCCTTCTTCCTGTGTGCATAGTTTACATATACTAGGATCAATACCTTTTAGCATTGCACTACGTATCTCTTTTAGTGCAGGGTGATTACGATACTCATCTGGATTATCCAGTCCTGTGTATGGTGTGCCATCTGGTTTGTATAGTGTTCCATATACAGGCTCTATATCAGGTTGTATCATCTGACAACACATGCGTACACTGCCATCAGCATTTGTTGATACATGGTTCCAGGGTATTGCACAGAACACTTTTGCTTTCTGTGCTACTACTGGGTCTTGTTTAACTTCAGCAACAGCTTCTAGTTCTTGAACAGTCTTATCTAGTCGTGGTTTTAGTATACGTTTTACTGTTGTGGATAAATCTTTACGTGAGTATATTGCTTCCAGTACTTCTTGATCTAAGTCAAACTCTGCTACAATTTTAAGAACTTCAGCTGGGCAATCAGGATGTTCCACCATATTAACACGTTCTTCGCTTGTCCTATATATTGAAGGATCAAGATTAAAGAAGTTCTCTTTGGTTACGAGTCCCAAATCTTTAAAGTTATCTGTTTCTGGCATACCATACTTCCCATTCTTTAGCAAAACCCGCTGTGTCTAAGTCAGGCCATATCTCTCTACATCTCTCTGCAAACACGTTCCTATCACGATATACTAGATCCATGTTTAGTAGATGGTACTCTTCATTAAATATATCAGCACAAGTTAATTGTTCTGGACCAAACTTCTTCTCCATGAACTCAGTAATATGTCCTTTGATATGATTTTTATGATCCTGTAGCATTGTACTTTTACGTAATATCCAGGACATATCAATACCAGACTCATATAGATCCCACTCTGTTTCATTCTCTTGTTCCCAAGTATTCATTCTGTAATAGTAATTTAATATTTCTGGAATAGTATTATATTCCTGCATGTCTCTTAGTAGGTTATCCATAAAGCGTTGATTGAATCTAGGATCAATCTTTTTTCGTAATATGTCTAGTGTTACATCATTCTTGTATATAAGTTCGTGATGTAATAGGTGCTGTCTCTTCTCCCACCATAGATCTATCTTTTGTGTAACAAGTACTACTGGTATTAGATTTTTACCCCAACCAGCAAAGCGATATATGTTATCACTTATATGATCTCGTGTTAGTGTGTCCAAGTTATTGTTCCATTCGTAATCACCATTACGTAAATCTTCTTGCATAGCAAAGTTTGTTAAGCATTTAACTGTGGCTCTTCCACCTTCTCCAAGTTCCCATGGGTTATCATTCATATTCTGACAATACTTACTAACCATAGCGGCTAGGAACTCACCACCCAATAGGGCAGGATATAATACAATAAAATTGCGTGTGTGAGGTTTGAATGTGAACACTTATTGACTCCTGAAGTATTCAAGCTCGTTATTGGAATAATCTACCAGTTGTGAAGCGTCTGATATATCTCTGATAGGTACAAGGCTAATTGCTCCTATCTGTCTACCATTTGCTCCTAGTTCGTCTAATCCCATATCAACAATCTTATTTCTAAATTCTGTAGCACGATCCAACATACCCGGCGGTGTCATTAACTTGATCTCCAACCAATGGTCTTTGTTTGTTGTCTTGTGATGATCTATAATTAGTTTACAGTTGTCAATGAATCTCTGCTCGTTACCAGGATATAAATCCATACTACCGAAGTGAGCACTCATGTTAATACTATTTATATGCTGTACGGCTTGCCTCCAAAACTTACTACTGCGAGCACCGTTTGTAGTTACCAGTACCCATTGCTTCTTTGCACTAAGGTGTTCTAGTATTTCCATAAACTGTGGATGCATGGTTGGTTCACCACCGCCAAAGTTCCAACGTATTTCATCTCCCTCTGCCCAGGTGTCTACTGCTTTGTTTATTGTCTGTAATATCTTATCGTATGCATGATGTGGTTCAACATTATTGTGTACACTTGGCCAACAGTATGAACAATCATAATTACAACGTCTAGTAATATCCCAGAGTATCTGATGTACAATAGGAAAGTTCATTTCCATACCAGTGGGTTCTACTTCATGTTCTACTCTAATACCCCACTCTTGCCCAACCGCACCCAAGTTAGTTACTGATAGACGCTCTACGGCATCAGCAGTACGGGCTTTGCTTAGTATTACATCTGCTCCACAACCACAGCTACTATACGGACATACAAGCCATTGCTCTGGTGCTTGCCAATCTGTGTATATACTTCCTAGCAATCCCCACTCTTTATCTTCCTGTGTTGTCTTATAACTCCAGTTCTTATCGTCTTTTAAAAACTTTTTGTACAATGGGTTATTACGATCACCTACGTGAGCTTCTAATTTGTCAGGAGTAAAGAACTCCTTTTCAAGCCTTGTTATCTCAGCCATAAGTTTCTGGTGCTGTTCTTTCTCACGCCAGTCAGGACCACCTGCTGTAGCCCAGCCACCTTCTGTATTCTCATTTATCCATTTGATTCTGAGATCACTGAAGTCTTTACCGATTATACTTTCTCTATATTCGTCCCAGGCTTCGTTTAAATGTTCTTTGTTGTTGAGTTTTTGTGTAAAGTCTTCAATGCGTTTAGCATGTACTTTACCATAGAAGTTTGAACTTGCACAATTGGCAACCCATACATTACCATCATAATCTATATAAAGGTTACGTGCGCCTGCTGAACAATGCCAGCCTTTGTGTTTGTTAAATCCTTTGGCAATTACTTCATCTACTGAATGTAATTTGTATTCGTTGTTGTTATTATAAACCCGTAACTGTTTATTACCTGTTGGTTGCGACATTAGATATCCTCATCCAAAACCTCATAGCGTTCTGGAGGCAGAACCTTTTTACACATAATATCAAAGTTACAATGACAGTAACTCTTATTACAACGCACAGGTTTAGTAGGAAAGTTTATATCGTGTGGTCTTTTAATATTACCAAAGCTACCGCCTACTCTACACCAGCCTCTCCATATGCTACCATCAAAGTCAACTACAAATTGTTCGTTGCCGGCCCAACAATCCCAACCCTTCCAGTTGTTTTCATTGTCTGCAATAAAGCGATGTGCTGAACTGTTTTGTTTTAAGTTGTTAACTTCATCAATCATATCCATACTACCTCTATAAATCTTAAACTCTTTAGTATGTTTAATTTTACTTCCGTAGTCTTTGAACTGTGTATCAATGAGTGCTAGTTGTTCATCAGTATAAGGATAGCGTTCCTCACCAAAGTCAACCACTAATGGCTGTAATGCTATACTGATATTCTCACAGGCAATTACATCTTCTGCTAATTTTTTACCTATAATAAATTTGTCAGGATCATTATGCATCATAATGTTTACATGTGTACGACACTGTTTGCTCATTATTTGTACCACTTCAAGGAAGTGTTCATGATTGCCTTCTTCTGGATGGAAACTTAAACATACGTGATCAAAGTTTACTTTGTTCTTTTCCCACCAACGTATTGTTCTACTGCCATTACTAATGAAGCCTATGTCATGTCCTTGTTCTTTAATATACATTGCTGTCTTAACAAAGTCTTTCCATAGTGTAACTTCACCACCTGTAAACTCAAAGTATACTGTGCGTGGTGCGTATACTTTTATAACCTCATCAATAAAACTTTTAACCACATCATATTCGTTCCAACCAAAACTACCGTCGTTTAGTATACTAGGACAATAGCTACATGAGAAATTACACATGTTACCAAGGTTCCAGTTAACTACAACCCAGTCTTTAGTTGCTTCATGATGATGATCTAAAACATTATAGAATTTTTGTTCTGCTAACATAAATCCTCAGCAATAGGAAATATCTCTGCGATAACTTTTGCACAAGCATGTGCAATTTCCATATGCTCTTTCTGAGTTCCATTTGCACCACGTAGTTGAATGTAGTGTACCCAACTACGGATAGTACCGTTCATATATAATCTTGTTCTAGTATTACCTTCTGGCAATACAACACGAGCCTGCTCTTTAGCAATGCCGTTTTCAATGGCCCACTCATATGCTTCCTTAGCCGCATTGATTACCATCTGTTGTTTGATTTCCCACATACGAGTTAACTCGCGATCGTCAGTATCAATACTGTTCTGTCTGTTCTTTGTATCCTGTAATCTACATTCACGTAATATAAACTGATCACCCATTTCAGCAGGGTTAGCATAACGTTGACTAAACTCTTGAAAAGCAAAACTACGATGTCGTACTACTTGGTGTGCAATGTCACGTGTTGTTTCAATTTCTAATACAGCGTTTACCATTTCAAGTGGTGACCAATGTTGATGCTTAATGAGATACTTGATTAAACGTTCACTTGTCTCTGTATTAATTTGTGATGCAGGGTTTGATACCTTGGCACAAAATGCAATTAGTTCTTGTAGGTCTGTTAAACCCTCTGCTTCAAAGTCGTCTGATGCTTTACTATATGATACTAGTTTTACTGATGTCATTCCAAAGTGTCCTCTACTTGATCTTCACGTACTTGTGCGCCAAGTCTGCTAGGGTTAATATATACTTCTTTAAAGAATTCAGATCCTTCTGGACCAATGTCTGCTATCTTTAATTTTAACTTCTTACGGATATCAATACCTAACTCTAATGTCTTAGCTTTAAGTTTATCTTTATCCCAACGCATGCCTGTATTAATACACAACTCTTCACCGCCTTCAAACTCTGGGAATACTTCTTCCTCAAAATATTTTGTTAACCAGCGGAAGTCACGTACATTTTTCCAGTCCCATGCTTCTCGACTTACGTTAGTCATATGGCAACCAAGTCTAGCACCGTATACTGCCCATAAGCCATTAGTCACGTCTTCACCAACACTCATCCATGTTAATAGACGTTTAAAATTTTTATCATGTATTAGATGTAATCTCTCTGGTGGTATAACATCACCGTCTTCTAATCCCATCTTTACACCTTCTCTAAAGCCTGCTCTCCAAGCCTGTAAGGGTGATGCGTTATTCATTACCTGACAATAGATATTATTCATTTGTACATAGTGAATATTCCAACAAAAGTCTACTTGTGCTTTGTGATCGTTCTCAGGCGCCGCTTCGTGTGTACGCATATTCATAACGACATCTTTAGGCCAGCATTTGATGCCACCATTGCCGTATACTAATCCGTTAACTTCGTTTTTACCTGCCCAGCTAATCACATCCATATCTCTAACTTTAGACATGTCTAGTTCGCAGTTGAAAAATTCTGGGTCAACGATATTGTCGGCATCGATAGTTATAAATCTATCTGTCTCTGCCACTTGTGCCGCCGCCTTGTGTGCGGCATCGGAACCAAATACTCCATGACTACGTTTAGCCCATGGACATTTGTCCAATAAGTCTAAGTAGTTTGAATCAGCATTTGGTTCGTCGAATGAAATGAATACAATATCAAATTCATTTATACTAGTTAGCTGTGTCATATGTATCTCCTAAATAGCTAATAACGAAACCCGGTGCCTTATATAATATTAAAGGATCAGCCGGCCATGTGAAATCCAATGGGATTTCAATTTGTGCATGGTCATCAAGTTCAGTTGATTCAATAACAAACCCACCAACGGGATTGTCTACATGCTTATCACATACTAAAAACTTTATGTTAGTAGATGATATGTGACCAATGGTACTCTCTACAAAACTTTGTATCTTTAGAGCGTTACCATTTCTAACAATAGTTAAGTGACTATCGTCATGTTCTTCCGCAACCTGTAATACTTTCATCTTGCCTAGATTTTTATCTGACTGTATAAACTTATCAAGTATGTTTAAGTTATACGAATGAAAGACGGGTCTTGTAAATATACTTATGTTCTCAACTTCAGTGTGTTTTGCCATATCATCCGGCAACCTGTACTGTAGTTTTTTAGATCTTAATAATATAACTGGATCTACTTGTACACTTGATATTAGGTAATCAGGATCACCTTTTCTTGTAAAGTATAAATTAAGCAATCCAGTTTCAGCACTCTTGCTTATGTCTGAGATATCTGCTAAGTTCATATTCTTTTTAATAATACCCAAGTTAGCTTTTATATCCATGGTACCGTCTTGTCTATAAACAGTGACATTAATATCAGATGCTTCAGGTGCTTTATTATCTGTTACTTGTATTAAGCGTGTACTAAGTTCTCTAAGGTGTAGGTGTTTACTCTTTTCACCTATCTCCCATTTATTATTTTGTATATCAAATACTGGACCTATTTTTCGTTTGCTTATATTGCCACAGAGTACTTGCTCAACAATTTTATTTTCTGTTGTAATCGTGAGTATATGATCCAATGGTTCATCTTCAATTGGAGCAATAGACATTTGTAATATCTTACCAGAGTTTATATCAAACTTGACGTAATACTTTGGTTTGTAGTCTGTAACTGTTTCGTTGTCCATCATATATTTCATTTGTCAGGAAGTCTGCTTCCTTATAATACAGTATGCCTGTATTAGCATAGTTCTGTAACTTAACCGTTCCATTGGATCTATTCCATACGTTTAAGTAATCTGTCCATTTTTCTACTTTGTGTTTAAATTGGTAACTTACTAAATCCATATCTACATAATGTAAATTATAATCAATACAATCCAACATTGCACTATCTTGTAGGATCATACTATGTGTAAGGTTACTATTATAATAATCCGGGACATATTGTGGTTCTAACTTGTGTTGATACAAATCAATATAATGTTGCATATATGGATCTGCTAGTTTAAAATAATCCATTGAAGTTTCATTCTTCTTAAAATAGAACCAACCTGTGTATACACTTGTTAACTTAAATTTATCATACCATTCTTTACGTGCATCATGTTTAATAGTAGTATGCTTGAAGTCTTTAATAGTACCTGGAAATACTAAGTCATATGAATTCTCACAGTAATCCCAGATTGTATCTAGGTTAGTGTTAACAATACTTGCACAATCAATGACAATAGTTTCATCATATGGTGTTACCCACCAGCTCTGCCAATCATTTGCTCTAGCTATAGTTTTAGCATTGTATGGTAATTCAATTATATTATCAAATGCTTCTTCGTATTCTACTTCAACAGCATTTAAATCACTAACTACAAGACTTGTATTAGCACCAGGGTTTGCGTTCTTGATACTAAAAGCACAAGCACTTGCTTGTCTTCTATCTTGTTTTGTTTGTGCAATTATTAGGTAGCCTCTATTCTTTTCCATCAGCTACTCCCATAATTGCATTCCACTGTCTATGCAATGCACGTTTATTCATAATATGTACATCTTGATCTTTTGATTTTGATAATATGTTCTTCCATTCGTCTTTACTATCGTTTGCTAGGAATATCCATTCATCATCACGTACTTCAACAAGGTCATCTGTTTGCATCATGTTCATAAGTGGTGCACCACCAAAGTCTTTAATTACATCACCTGGTACCATACCATTCATAATATGTATAACAATACTAACACAATAGTCTGTACGGAATAGTTTTCCAGGAAAATTATATAGATATTGGTAGAATGAATAGTTCTCTGCTACGTGAGCCCATGTGTTAAAGAATAACTGGCTTAGTTCTGATCTATCAAACATAATAACAGTGGACCACCACATAGGTACACCAGCATCATAAAGGAAACGTTCTCTACCATGTAAGCGTTCATTACGCATATTGTAACTATTGGAAAACATACTAACGCCTTCTACTTCCCAAAATCCAGACAGGAAGTCACTACGTATCATATAGTCAATGTCAATTAATAGTGTTTTGTTGAATGGAGAATATTCATATATCTTATGTTTATTTCCATTTGTAAATTGTGCTTGGAAATGAGCATAAGGTGAATCATAATGTTTTCTTACGTTCTTATCATTCTCTTCAGCAGTGATTACCACTTCATCTATATTTGCATCAACCATCTCTTTTGGATGGGATTCATTCAGCCATGCCCATGTACCCTCGTCTGTAATTAAACATACGGGTATATTGTTTAAATGTTGTTTTGCTTGTTTAGCCGCTAGTAATGCAAAGTGTCCATAATCAAGTTGATCGTTGTTATAGGCAAACATACAGACGCCTTTTTCTGCACTGTACTCCATTTACCAGTCCATGATCTTCTTAATACTTCTCATCTTTTTAAGTTTTGCATACTCTGCTTCATACTCAGTTGTTGCACTTGTATAAGCACTGATAAGTGTCTGGAAGAAATCGTTTAAGTTTTTGACTTCAATTGGATTTTCTTTATCATCAATAATTACACTCTCAGTAAGACCAGTATCCATTAATGTTTTGATAAAAGAAATTAGTGCAGGTTCTGCACTAAAGACTCCACCACTTACATGCACAATCTTAATTTGATTCACACGATTTTTGATGTTTTGTTTCTGGTTTGTAAATGTGAGATTATAATTAGAAAACTCCAGAGCTTTCTGTAGACGTTCGTCCATCTGTTTACTCCTAAATTATATTGTTATTATACTATATTTATGTGGGGGTGTCAAGCACTTTATGGAGCCGCATATGTCCAAGCACTGCCCTGTGCTATTGCTGGCGCCTTTGTTGATTTATCTTCAAAGAGATAAGATACGCCACCTACTTTGTGTTTATTGCCACTACTTGTAGCCATGTAACTTGTGTTAGGTGAAATTGCGGCATACTTGTGACCGCCGTACAGTGTAATGTTACAGTCAACTTTGAACTCATCATCAGGATCTTCTGTTAATATTACTTGTAGTGTTAATACGATACTACCACTTACTTCTTCTAACTTAGCGTTTACTGTTACTTCTCTTCCACCATATGTACTGTAGCCGCTACCTTGACCAGCATAATTTCCGCCATACAACGATGTGTCAAAGCCTACAGCGTTGAATATTTGTTGGTATGAAGTAGTAAGTTCATAGAAGCTCTTTGCACCTATGCCATTGGTTCCACCTCTGTATGTAGTTTTTGCACCAAAATAGATACTATCTATTTGATCAAATGCTAGATCCCATTCCGTAGCACCGTTAGTACCACCAACTGCCTCTAAGTCTAGTATACACTTGCCACCACTATTAAAGAAATGCCTTGCATCTGTATAGTTAGCCCATGTAAATGTTAATTCAGATGTTAGTGTACCACGTGTGTTTGATGTTGCTGGAACGGAAGGATCATCACCTGTGCCCCATTGGGCGCCACCGTTTGAAACACTGACTACTTGTGGTGTCAGTGTTGCATCAGCACCTAAATCAAATGCAGTACCAGTTGGTGTAACGGTGTAACCATTAATAACTGCTACCAGTGGATCTAAGTCAGCCGCTAGGACATCTTGCCCAGTTGCTACATGTGTATGTGAGGTATAACTAGCATCAACCCTGTGATATTCAGCAGTGTTGATATGTGCCGCTAGGACATTGTAATGGTCTGCAAGTACTATTCCACTTACAGTTGCACCGGCAGACATATCTGAGTTTCCCCAGCCTTTACGTCTTTGAGTGTCAGTAGTATGATTGCCATCATATGAGTAGACAACAATACTTCCTCCACTTTTTGGATCCTGCCACAGTTCATTAAACGAGTCTACGACTGTATTAAAATGCGTGGCCGCAATGAGATCACCGGTTACCCTTGCCATATTACTTTATCCCAACTACTACTTCTACTAATTCAACGCCTTCACTGTCTTTGTTTGCTAACGCACGGCCAACAATACGATACCAGTCTAATGCTTCTTGTCTTTCAAAATCTGAAACAGCTCTAGCCACTCCTGGTTCTTCACTACTTACAAGTCTTTGTCCCTTGCGTACTGGGCCAATTATTTTGCATGGTACTCTACCTTCCAGAGCAACCGCAACGCCATTTGTTGTACTGTTCATTAAGTAAGCTGGATTTGTAGACACAATACCAAAAACGTTTGAACTAAACGCATCTGTTGTTTGTGTTACTTCTTCTGATCCACCAATCATTAAAACTGTACCCGGCTCATAGTCTGCATCACTTGTATACATTTCTGCCAAGTCAGCATATTCAGCCGCTGTTGCTGTTCCGTGAAACTTGAAGTCATCTCCAGAACCTGTTGTTGGATTAATGTTAATACCTTTTTTAACTGCTGTCCAAATTGCTTGCACTGCCGCCGAAGGCGTGTCTACTGTGCTTACTGTGAATTCATCATGTGGACTAAGAATAGCAACCATTGTACCGTTTGCTTTCATAATCTGCACTTGCTTGTCATTCCCCAGATTGTCTTTAATAGTATGTAACTCTGATCCACCGCCTGCGGAAATCCAGTTAGTACCATCGTAGTATTTTAATTCTTTATCATTCGCTGTTGTATCAAACCAAATCTGTCCTTCTACTGGATTCGATGGTGCAGAGGTATTTGCAAAGTGTTCTAGTAAGTGTAGAAAGTTCTCCGCAATAGCTTCTCCATAGCCGTAGTAGTTCTTACCTACAAGACTAAGGTCTGTGCTTGTATCTATTGTACCGTCATTAACAGTAATAGCAGTTTTGGTGTTGTTTGTATAATCAACTGTATAAGCCATTTTTAACTCCCTGCCTGTATTCTAATTGTATAAATCACTTTAATTTTTCTGTTTGCACTTTTTTCAATTGGGTGGAAACATATGTGACTTAATCTTGTAGTCGCCGCTGTCTGCAACGCTATTTCATCAAAGGTAAAATTACCATTCATTGATGTTGTTGTATCTGTTGTTTCTTGTCCACTTGGCTCTGCGTAGTCCAGTGTACATGTGACTACCACATCTGAGTATGGTTGTCCTGAATAAGTTTGAATTTCAACCTTATTATTTGTTGTGTCTGTATTACCAGCATCATCTACATCAACTATCTTTTCATATGTTTGATTGTAGAGGTCTCCTAGTTTAGTATCTGTATTAGTTGTCTTATACTCAACATTTCCTGTAGCATCAATAACTGTTCCGCCATTACCAAATTTCATTTTAGTAATTTCGAATCCAGCACCTGTGCCACTATCAACAGTACCACTCAATAGACTTGCAATCGCAACCGAGAAGTTCTCATAATTGATTGCGTTGTGTTTATCTAATAATACTTCATTTGTATCGTAATCTTGAATTAGCACGTGACCATCAATCAATGCTAAGGTACGATCAGCAAAACTATTGTTCATTGTATTCTCCTAGTAGTATTTAGCATTATAAATCAATGCCCTGTGTGCCTGACTGCATCCTTGCAGACAATCTTCCTGTGCCTGTGAGGACACTTGTTACGCCCGTAACATTCCCACCGGACATTGTAATATCATTTAATTTGTTGCTATCAACATATTCGTTGCTTGCGTTTGTTGTTCCTTTTAGTGTTTCAGTATATACGTTTGCATCAGTAATATTTACTATTGTACTTCCACTTGCATGTGCTTTCTGTGAAGCATATCCTCTTGTAACTTCGTAGAGGTTGTTACTGTGTGCGTATGCGTACTTAATAACTTCGCCATTAATGTATGCGTATCCTTCATCACCGTTAAACTGTGTGCTATCAGTTACTGGAATAGTTGTATCAGTATTAGTAACGTTAGCTGTTGTAGTTGTACTCTTAGCTGTTTCAAGTACATCAATAAAGTTGTTTAGCTTGCCATCCAATCTATATAGGAATGTTCTTGAGTCTGTGTTGTATGTACTTCCACTTGTATTTGTAATAACTGTTACAGTTAAATTTTCTGAGAAATCCCATTTTGCTAATGAGTTTCTATTATTTGGTACTGTTGTATCAGTAGTATGATTGTAATCTTCAGTATTAATAAATCCACCACCTTCAATTTGGGTAGACGGGATTGTAGATGTAGTGAATACTTCACCATCATATTCTATTGTATTCGCCGTACCACTGAAGTCTGTTGCAAAAGTATCATTACCATAAACATTTGGTAACATTGTTTTGTGTGTAGTTACTGATATGTCTGGTACGAATGTACCGTCAATCACATCACGCTTGGACTGCAATGTTGTATTACCATTATTAACATATGCATCAGCACTAATTCTATCTTCTGCAGTTTGTGTTTGGAATTGGTTTAACTTGATAGTAGAAATTGATCTCATTGATTCAACAATGCCAACAGTTGCTTGTTCGTTTACAGTATTGTTATCAATTACATTACGTATCTTGGTATGGAAAGGCTTAACATCATTAATATATCCTAACAATGTGTTAATTGTTCCTCTCTTATATTTGTTCGTTGTTGTGTTAGTAGTTGTTGTAACATCAACTTGTATGTAAGTTGTTTTATAAACCCAGTCAACTTGTTTTTGTTCTGCCAAACAATGTCTAACTAATGCAAAGAAGAACTTGTTAAATTCATCAACATGTCTTTCAATTAAGATATCATTGCGTAATGTGTAGACTATGTAATGCCACCAAACTTGTAGTGTGCTATCCCAATTAGTAACGTCCCAACCAACAGAGTCCCAAGGTGTCTTTCCTTGTTTCCAGAGCCAGTCTTTAAATTCAATAGTAGCGTTTTTCTTTTCTTGTATTACCCATTCTGTACCATCCCATTTTAGGATCTCAGTTCTATCAAAACCATCTAGATCTATAATACGTAGTTCAACAATTCTATGTTTAGTAGTATCAATACCTGATAATTCATTTTTATTTGTAATAATAAATGTAGGTTGTTCGTTTGTAAGCCTAGTTGGAATAATGTAGTCTGTGTAATCCCACATTGATGTCATGTCATATATGCTTGCATATCTTCTCCATGTTGTATTATTACCAAATGCGGCATAGCTACTTGTTCCACTTGTATGTGCTGACTTTGCTCTATAAATTACATTATTAAATTTAACTAGATCACCACCCGCATATACTGTGCTTGGTTGCCATGAAGCTAAGTTTGTATAGTCTAGATCAATATCAACAAAGTGTTTGTCACCACCAATAGTTCTATCCCATTTATTTTCTAAGTCTTGTACTAGATTAATATTGCGTAATCTTTTGTTAATATGTGCAACAGCTTCTTGTCTAGCTGACATTGTATCATAAAACCAACCCTGCCCTAGAGCTCGATCATCACCAAATCTATTATATTCATGTAAGTCTGTATTTGGAAATGCTTTGCCACTAGTTGCTTGTCTACCAACCAAGTTATCTAACATACCTTTATACCAATATTCTGGTATAAGTCCTGTACCTTCTTGTAGTACTGTCCAGCTATCATGTGCCGCTTTGCTTAATACTTTATTGATCTGTAGTACTGATGTATTAGTAACGCCGAATTGTACGTTAGCAACAATTAATTCTGTTGCACTAATACCAGCACACCAGCTAATGCCATTTGCTGTTGGGTCTTTAATAATACTTGCTAACTGTTTTACGTTTAATGATCTATTTCCTGATTGGGCAAATGTTGTTTTATCTTTAACCCAGAAATAATACACTGTATCATATGATCCAGTTCTTTCATTGTAATCTTGATCTGTTGTATAGTAATAAGTTTCTTCTCCAGATGCTGTATCTACAATTTTATATGGCGTTCCTGTAATTGCTACTCCATCAACCTCAACACCTGATGTTACTGATGAGTCCCATTCTTCTGGAAGTATTGTACTCTTTGTCCATTCATAAACATCAATACTTGCACCTTCCCATAGTTTGCCCCAATACTCTTTCTTGTATTCAGCTGAACCTTGGTTGTAATCATAATATATTGCTGTACTTAAATCCCACCAAACTTGTCCTACTTCTTCTTTAGCCCAAGCATTTGGAACATTAAGTAATGTTTGTTCATTTAAATCTGTACTATGTGTATAACTTGCTCTATCAACAAATGATCTAACATTAATTTGCATATCCGCGATGCCTGGTATCTTACGTAACATTGGATCAAACACTTCTAGTTCTAAACTAGTCTGTCTACCATTTTTACTTCCATCATATATTCTAGCGAATGCTAGAGCATTTAATGTTTCATCACGTGAGTTATTAATAGCACGGTCTAATACTGTTCTAGTTGTATCAATTACAAAATCAGTACCATCATGTTTGTAAACATATGTGCCTCTGCCAGCGGATGAACTGTCAGTGTGTTGTGTACTCCAGGCATAATCACCTGATTTCCATTTATAATTTGTGTTAGCATTTGTTTTTCTAATGTCATCATAATCATTGAACCTTGCATTTCTCAATACATAAATCTGTGGTGCTGAACCACACTCTTCAATAAACATGTCAATGTAAAAAGCTCTTTGTCCAGCGGCACTTGAGTCACCTAGTTTAGTAACTTTATGTATACCATCACAGTTAGGTGTTGTTGTACTGTTAACAATCATTACATAGTCGCCTATCTCTAGATTGTGTTGAAAGCCTGGTGTACCATCAGTAAGATTAACTTGTGCATCATTACCATCTATACTAGCTGTACCTGCACAAATACTACATATGTCTGTTAATGTACCTGTGCCATCATCTACTTGACTATACCAACCTAAGTTTTGTACTTGGAAAACATTCCAGCCGTTGAATACACTAGGTACTTGTGTTGATACACTGCCTAATCCTGTAACATTTAGTGTAGGGCCTGCTACTGATTGGTCTGCGTTGTGTGAGTTTGCATCATTAATAACTTGTATATTAAACAATGCTTCATCATCATCTGATACGTCTGTCCACATACTAACATCAAAGGTATTTGCAACAGATGTGTTTTGTGCATACTGTATACCTGACTGTGCGAGTCCTGCTTGTGTATTCATATCATTTGTGCTTAACCCTAAGTCAACTGATACACTTGAAGTACTAGTAATAACTAATTGGTTATTTGAATTAACACTTGCTGTTACATTTGTAATACCCGCATTGTTAATACTATCTCTTGCATCAAAGACAGTTTGTGGTACATTATTCTGTAATGAACTTGTTACCTGTGTGCTACTTGCTAATCCAGCTACGGTACTAATGTTTCCACCTAATGCGAGAACTGTATTTGCTGTTGTAGCCGTAGTTGGTGCTTTAATAATTTGTAATTGGTTGCTAACTTCAACCGCTGTAATATCAGCTGGTGTTTGGGCACTTGCGTTAATTTTTGCCGCTAATGTGGCCGCATCCATATTCTGTGCTTGGCTAACAAGTTTTGTTGTAGGTGTATATGTTCCACTGGTAAGATTTAAATCATTATTTGCAGAGCCGGTACCAATTACTAAGTCTGCATTTACATCACCATCTGCTCTATACTCAATAATAATATTACCACTACTTACCTTAGCTTCTAGTCTGTTGTCTGCTGTACCATTAATAAATGCAACAACGTTTGCTTTGGTTAATGAACTACCTGCTGGAAACGTTCCATCTATTAATGATATTGTAGCACCGTTAATAATTAAAGCTTCACCTGTATTATTTGATATTATTGGATCACTTGTGCTTGATAAGTTACATGTAACGAATGCATTACCATCTTCTGTAGCAGTTGTATCAATTACTTCTACTAGATTTACATTTGTTAATGTTACAGTTGTGCCATCAATAATAATTGATTCACCACTATTGACACTAGGATTAGTAACACTACCAGTAACCACAATATTGTTGAATACTGTTGACTGTTCATCAAACCAAATGCTTGTACCATCAATAACTGCTGAAGCGGCATCACTTGCGGCTTCATTTGCGTATGTAAATGTTGGTGCTGGTGTTGATCCTGTAAATACTAATCCAGTTCCTTCTGTAGTGAAACCAATAGCATTTACGTTACATTTGTATAGGTAACCATTTCTTCTAACTAGATCACCACGCTTATAACTCTTTGTACCAATCCACGTTTCAGTATTAGCATAGTCTGCTGTACTGTCATAAATTGTTTTCATAGCTGGCAAGTTCTTAACAATATTGCCTTTGCTATTCTCAGTTTCATTTAAAACTTCACCAGCAGTTTTAACCAGGTATGCCCTGCTATTAAATGAGGACATTGATTCTGTGTTAAATGCTACACTTGTGCCGTTTACAAATTCAATGTCGGCATCACTAAAGTTAATAACTTCAACGTTATTATCTACTTGTGATGGTTTGAGAGCAATCTCAGTTGCATTAACATTTGTGGTATCTCCATAATAACTATGTCTAAACATCCACTCTTCTTGTATGCTTGCTATACTGGCACCATCATTTAACATTGAACTTCTATTGAACGGAGTAATAGATCCTGTTGTACCTTTTGATTTTAACATACCCTGATAAAATTTAGAGAATGTTTGATCATTAATTAATGTATCGTTTACCCACTTCTTATCGTAGTTTCCAATAGTTAAGTCTTGTGCCTTTTTATATTGTGCGTTTAATTTTCTAGCATCATAGTTATATAATTCATCTATTGCTCTAACACTTGTATCAAAGTTTTCAACAATTTTATTATCGAAAACAATATAACCAGGTGTACGTGTGTTGCCGTCCCAATTTTTAGTTCGCTGTCCTTGTAGTATCAATCTGTGATGTCTTTGATTAGTTACATCATTAAATAGCGTATCATTAAATTGTGTTGTGTTAGCGAATTCAACAATGTGTTCAAAGTCTATCTCAGCAAATGTTATTGAACCAAATTCATTTGCTGGGCCTACTAGTGTTACTATTGCTTCTTTCTTAAGTCTATCTACTTTAATTTCTTTATCGTTATATGGTTTACCATTTTCATTAAGAATACTATTCATGCCACCTGGTAATGTACCAAATGATATTAGTCTACCATTTGTACCTGTATATGTTACCTTAGCACCAATTAGTAATTCTTCTGTGTCATGTAGTGTTGCGCCTGTAGCCCATACCACTGCATCAGTAGCGTGTGCCGCACCTGCGTAATTATTTGCCACAACACCTTTTACTCTTAGATATTCATAATATCCTCTTACAAAGTCATATAGGTCTTGTACTTTTGCAAACTCTCCATTAAATTCAATACTGCTTACACTGCTATAATCATACTCATTATATTTTTTAACTGTTGCACTGTTTGGCAATGTTATGTTGTCAAAGTTATTACCTTTGCGTAATGGTTCATAAAAATAAAACTTCTGTTTACCAGCACTGTATCCTGAAACTGCATAACCACTTAATTTCTTTTTTAAATTAACTTGACTAATATTGACAAGTGACCTAGGCGTTGCTGTGTCATATAAATGTACAGCGTAATCATTATTGCTAACCTTGTATCTACCTTTAGCACCTGATTCTGTATAAAACTTTAGTAGTGACTCACTTGTGAATCCACCAACTTTTTGCATAAGTTTTGTTGTTAGTGCTTTATATTCTTTTTCTACTGTGCTAGTGATATAGTTACGTTGCAAGTTGTTTGTGATAACTGCATTGATACCATTAGCTGTGAATATTGCTGGAGCCATAATAAATTCAAACGACATCAATGCGTCATTGTCTTTACCGCTTCCTAAATTTTGAACATCATATACTGGTGTACCTGAATAACCAATTGATCCTTCAAGCATTGAGATTGACTGAATTGTACCAGTTGAATCAATATTAAGTTTAACCTGGCCTTTGCGTATTGTATCTGAACTATATAAATCTAATGTACTAGTTGTACCCCAACCAGTTGTGGAGCTTTTTAGTTTAAGTTGCTTCACCTTTTCACCAAATACTTCTCCATCAAATAAGAAGTTAGTTGGATCAATAATTGTTTTGTTATATTTTTGTACTATCTTGTCAGTGTCTGAATCACCATTACGTACAAATAATCCAGGTTGGAAGAAGTCAGTCCATCCTCTTGCAGGATTAAGTTTTAACATTGCATCTACTAAGGCACTTTGTCCTTCAGAAGACATGCGCCATTCAATTTCATATGGTCCCCAGTCACCAAAGTCAAAGTCTTTGGCGGCGGCAATGGCCGCTGGTGTTCCCAATACTGTACTTCTCTCTTCTAATGCGCCTGCATTTGTTACTGGACTTTTGTTTGTCCAATCCCAATTATGTCTGGCATAACGGATATCAGTTGTTTGATTAGCATCAAGTGGATTACTTACTATACCATTTGTTAGTGAATTTATCAACGCTGTACGTTTGGAGGCGTCTGTCCAACTATAATGAGTGTCCCACCATGTTGGCTTTTTATTATGGCCTAACATATGCCATGGAGTAATATCAGGTGTATCAGTACCAAATATATAGATGTACGCACCTCTCCAATACCCAGGAACAGTTTTTCCATTATGCGTTAATGAATTATAATTCCAAGTTGTGTCATCTGTGCTATCATAATAATTTTCTGGATTATAAAACTCTAGCTTTTCTCTACTATAATAGTCTGCCCATAACTGTTCAATATAATTGTCTACTTTATTTTTATCATACCATGTGCTATTGTGTGGTGCTGGCAAATATACATTTGGAGAAACAGTGTTCTCTAAATCAACTAGTCCTGCCCATATACGTTTTTCTAAATCCCACAATGTAGCAGTAACAACATCAAAGTCTGGTTGCGTAACATCATAAAGATCAGTTACTCCAGTCCACTTATGCCTTGAACCATCATGTAATATAATTTCATCATTTTGTATTGTTGGTGGTACTGCACTTGCTAATCCTAATTTGACTGCACTTGCAGGAACGTAGCTCTTTTCTTCCTCATCAATAAATTGTATTGTTAGGAATGCTGGATCATTTGCACTTACAGCCGTTGAAGAACTTGCTAGTGTTATATTACTTCCTGAAATAGTGTAGTCTATATCTTTAATAAGTAAACGTTCGTAATAAGCACCTGCACCATTATTCTCTGACAAGTAAAGGTATGCATGATCCATTCCGTTAAACGAAGTATTAATTGGAACCTGGAATGTTATTGCTGTTTGGTTTGTTGCTAGGTTTGCTTTATATTGGCGACCATCAGCAAAGTATGCCATATTACTATTAGCATGTAACTCAGTACCTTTGCGTGTTGCTGTGATAGCCTTTAGTGCATCTCTTACAATATCCTTAACACTACCATATGTGTTTTGTCTGTAAAGCCTTAATACTTGTGCAATAAATCTTTTTCTAAATCCAGTAAATTCACGAGCTTGTTTGCTCAACGCTTCTCTAACGTCAAAGTTTCTGTTAGCAAATGTATAATCATGCATAATACTAATATCATCATAAATGAATATTGTTCCGCCTGTATTTGTTAATTTAACAGACTTATGGTAATCATTAATACCAAAACTTTGTCCTGTTAGTCCAGGAGTTTTATATATGATATCGTTCCAATGTTCAAACGTTTCAGCAATAGTAAATTCTTTTAGTACTTGGTTTCTAGCATTGTGTTCATGTACATCTGGAATAGAATATACACTTGTTTTATTTGTTGCATCTATATCTCTAAACTCTACATCAATAACACTATTTGCATTTACTAAACTTGCAGGAACAGAAATATCATTTGCATTAATCGTATACTTTGATTGTTGTATACGTTTACCATCAATATATAAATCATGGTACAAGTAATCGTCAGTATCTAAAACAATAATTTTACCTTTATTACTTGCTGAATAACCATACCATATTGAACGCTCATTTGCTGGCATTACTATTGTATGTGTGTTACCACTTGATGTCACACCAGTTGTATATGCTGAGCCACCATCGTTATCATAAAATGCAAAGCTACCTACTAGGTCTTCAAAAACATATGTTGCACCTGCTCTAACTACTAACGTAGGTTGTATAGATTTTTTATCATTATAGATTCCAGATCCATAACTTTCTGTAACTGTAAATGTTCCTGTAACGCCATATCTATAAACATAGAACGCACGATCCGATCTCCAACTAGCATGACCAACAGGCACTGTTTGTGCTACTGTTGAATCTGTAACTGTATGTTTTATTTTTTCTTTTGCTCCACGCTGTATTGTGCTTGGAGTATATACATGTCTTGTGTTACCCTTCTGTTTATAGGAATAGTAACCAGGAATAGTATCTGTATCAACTAATCCACTGTCGTTTGTTAGTAGACTAAAAGTATATGTGTCGTTATGTAAGTGGTTTACAAACTCGTAATTTGCTTTAGGACCTATGTCTTTAAAGCTCAACACCATGTCTAATTCTGTATCAATTGTAGTTCCTGTGCCTACTTTATATGCTAAAATTTTATTACCAAGAAATGTGCTATCAGGATATTTTGTTGCATCATCAAGTCTAACATCATCACTGTCATATAATGTAAACAGTGGAGGTTGATTAACGTTCTGTTTTGTTTGTCCTATTTTTGTATAGTTGCCAGTGTCAACCCATAAATCATGTCTTACATATTTTGTAGTCAAGGCCGCTGTCTTAGCATCAGTATCACTCAATGCCTGTCTAACTAGAAATGTATCACCTACTGCTAATACTGTCTTTACAGTATCTGCTATGCCGCTTTGTCTAATTTTAATTTCGTTTGTATCTAGTACATAATAAGTTTGTTGGTGTTGTACTTTAGTCTTTAAACTATCGTCTTCAAGTATAAAATCAACTGGACCTGCCCATGTGTTAGTGGAATATTGATTGCCGTGGTATAACATTTCCATACCACCCTCAAATTCAATAATAGGTCTTTTTGCTTGATTGTCTGTTTTTGCAAATTGACTTGCATCCATTTTCATTGTATCTAAATCAGCCAGGGCAAACAATGTATCTCTATGAATCCACATGTTTGATCTACTCCAAGCTGTAGCACTAGGACAACCTCTATCAATTACAAAGTAATCTTTTAGGGCAGTTGGCATATACAATGTATCCCAATTTACATTACTATCCCATGATTGACTTAGATAACTTTTTGCTACTGTTTCTTGAGCCGCAGTTAAAGTTCCTGGAATACTTTGTGTAATGGCTCCTGCTGATTGTGTTGCATCTACAATTGGTGTTAGGCTAACGCCACTTGCTGTAACCGTTACCCAATAAATTTTATGTACGTCTACTGAATTAACAGTTGGCCATGATGTATCAAACTTAATAACTTGTCCATCAGCAAAGTATGCTTTCTCATCTCCGTTTGCATAATACCACATAGCAGGGGCGGTGTTTGTACCTGTGTTTGCTAAGTCAGTATTATAATCTGTTATCAGTTGTTGTGGATCTGTTCCTCTTGAATCTGTTGCACTGCCTCTTTTATATGTCCATGTTACAACATCTATACTATCCCAATAGCCTTTTGTACTATTTGAGTATCTTGTTTCATCAGTCCATAAAGGATAACCAACAGCATTGCGTATATTAGTATATTCTATAAGTCTAATTTTATACCCAACACCAGTTACAAGATAAATGTGATTGTTATAATCTGTGCCATACCCGTTTATGAGTTTAATACGCATACCATCATGTAGTTCAAACGAGTTATCGTCATCTACAAATGTATGCGTTGGCTTGCCGTTAATATCTGCAATTACGTTTGTGTTATATGTAGTTGTACCATTTGTATTATCACTTTGGTATACTGGCAAGTTTTCTACCCAATAATAACTTGAGAAATTTAAAAACTTGTCTTTGTTAATAGGTGGATTATAGGAATAACTCTGCGTACTATATGCTGAGTTATAGTTGTATTCATCAAAGTATTGTTCTAAGCCTTGAGCAACATCATCATATGTAATACGATTTGTACTGCTAATACCTGGAGCAAGTTGTATGTTGGTGTTACCAGTGTTTAGATAACTTAACTGATCTTCTTTTTGTGTATGTCTACCACTGCTATCACCTACGTATGCATCTATATCTTCAAGTGCGCCTTTGGAAATAAGAGTATCAAATGTTGAATCCAACCATTTCTGGTTGAGTCTAGACTTGAATACGTTTGGTAAAAAATCGCTACTCTTTAAGTCAACGGTTTTATAGGTACCCGGGTTGCGTTTGTTTTCCGCTTTAGTTTGCTTCTTACTTTTATATTCTGCCATTTAGACACCCTGCGCCTGATTAATATTCTCTTGTGTAATGCTGTCTATAATATCAATATCAGATATGCCTACATCTGGAATTAGTAATTCTCCTTTTAATGGCGTTATTTGAAATAGGTCACCAAAGGAGGTGTCAGTACCAAGTGGCACAATAACAAAACTACTTATCACTCCAGAAAGCTCCTTGTGTATGTGAGCCGCAAGTTCTGTAAAGTAGAATGTTTCACCAAAGTCCCAATTACTAGGATCAAAATAAACTGCCATAGCATCTACTACTTTGTTTTTTATTTCATTGTCTGTAAACTGTGTTCCAGGTGTTTTAATAATTCTAAACTTAGCACGATGTTCTGCTTTTGATTTACTGCCAAACAGTGGAAGATATGTACAAGGTCTATAAATGATGCTATCACTCATTGCCTTTTTGCTTGTTTGATCTTCAAATCTAGAAGCAAGTGAGCTAATTGTATCTTCTGTTGGTGCTTGGACTTTTCCTGTTTCATCTGCTAACCATGTACGAAACGCTGTATCATATGTTGACGTTAAAGTAAACACATCAATTAAATTTGTAAAGCTAGGATCAATAAGTTCATTTGAATCTGGAATATGGCTCCATTCAAATCTTAGATCACTGTTTTGTGTATGTGTCGCTTTTCCGCCACTACTATAAGTTCCTGTTGCAGTAGATGTAACAGTAAAGTCAGTTGATGTCGCCGCGGCAATAGTTGCTGTTAGTAAATTTAAATCACCAGCTGAACTAGCAATTGAATGGATACTAACTGTATCACCTACAGCAAATGTATTGTTTGCTGTATACGTAATAGTTCCACTGCCACCAACTACTGCGTTGGTTATAGTAACTTCAGGTGAAATACTTGCATATGAGTCTGGATTATCAGGTCTATCATTTGCATCAGAATCTACAATAGATAAGATAACTTTTGTCGGATCATATATTCCTGATTTAGATCCATCAGTTACAAAGTCATATCCGTATATATAGAATGTTGCATTTGGTAACTCTGTTTTTGTTGTGTCTGTAATTGAAATAGTGTCACGTTTCTTTCTACGTGTTTCACCATCCATATAAAATTCATTAGTAATATTACTGAATTCAATTTGTGATGATGCTAGTTTATATCTAACTACACGTTGAGTCATTGTCCACTTATCAATATTATTACTTGTTGTATAGTTAATATGCAATAACCAATTATTATCCTTACCACTCTCAAGTGATGTAATATCAAAATCACCTGGCATTGCTGTGTCGCTTGCTGTTGGTAGTGGATCACGTTCTATAATTTCCCATTTAGTATTGGCGTAATCAAACTTTAAAGCAAACGTTTGTTTTGCTTTAATGTAATCAATAACAGTAGAACGTTCACTTGCTGTAAATTGTCTGCTAAGAGCAGGTACAATTAAATCTAATGTTGCATTGGTTGGGATAGCTCTATCAAGTCCTATTGCTCCTTGATCGTCTGGCGAGATACCTGTAGGGTTTCCACTTCCATTGTCAATACCAAGTCCTTGATTATAAACTTTGTTTACCTGTGCCCAATATGTTCTTGTACCAGAAGTAAATTTTAATAGTGCACCTTGTTTAAGAAATTTTAAGTATGAAGTTTGCTTATCACCAACACCATAAATTGGATAATTCTGTCCTGCATCATTTAATCTAAAATAACCAGTTAATGGATACTGTGTGCTTGCAGTCCATAAGAAGTTATTAACAGTATAATTTGTTTTTAATGCTGTAAATGTATTCAAAAACTTATCGTAATATAAGTTAATCATCTCATCATCACTAACTGCTTTTCTAATATGTTTGTCAAAAACAACAGCCGCACTAACATCACTCATAATTGTTTCTTTAGTGTGTTCAGTTTTTGTTAATATACCATCTGTTGCAAATAAACGTAAGTTGCTATATGCACCAGTTGGATCCTTCATGTCAACATAACGACTAAATCCGCTGTGTGTTCTATTGACTGCTTTAATTTTCTTAACGCTATCTGTTGTTGTAAGTAATAATCCGTTATAATCATTAGCAGTGATCATTCTGTTTTGGCTGGCAAATGCCTGCGGTGCAGATGTTTTAATGTCGTTTAATGATTCACCAGAGCTTGCAGTGTTAATAGTTTTACGTAATTGCACTGTCATTGTTGCACTATACGTGTTGTTGTCTGCGCCTACGTACTTTACATTAATACGTTTAATACCAATGTCATCTGGACGTAAGCTATATGTTTCGTTTAAACTTGTTCTATGCCAAACTCTTATAATTCCTTTTGGTAAATTACCTAATGTGCTATCAGCAAACTGAATTGAAACTTTATTTCCTGATAATGATTTTACACTAAAAATATCTCTAACTCCAGAAGCCAGGCTATTATATTGCACATTAGTTCCATGTACTTGGTTTACTTTTGTCCAAGTTTTTGATACTGCGCCTTCTGTGTTAATTGTTTGAACCCACACATCTGTGTTGTTTATATTTTCTGAATCTAGATCAAGTGTCATTCCACTAATTGGATCACTAACATTAAAGTCTTGAAAATCTAAATTACCTTCTTTTAATCCAAAGAAGAAACCTGTGTTATCGCTAAGAATTCCTTGCCCATCATTTTTATATAACATAGTAAATGCATTGACTGGGTTTGGATCCTTCTCAACATAATTTTTCATATCAGTATCATAATCAACGCTGTATGCATTAAAAATTGTGCTTACACCTTGTGCAATGCCGTTGAATGAAAATGTAAGTTGATCAGAAGTATTGTTTAGATTATAGAATTGGTTTTGTACTCCGCCAATAGCTACTTGTTTTGTAGGTGATCCATATGGATTTGTACTTGAAAAAATTGCATTCATAACATTAACAAAGTTGTCTAAGTTATCTGCTGTTGTACTATTTTCAAAGTTAAATTCTTGTCCGGCTAGTGTTGTGCCGTTATTACCTATAACGTCTTCGTTTGTTTTTACAGAGATAACTTTAACAAAACCAGATGCAGTTGAATTCCTTCTAGGAGTATATCCGAGGAACTCTGAAAGTTTATAAACTGATTCTGTTTTATCTGCTGTACTTAAAAAGTTATTACGTGCATTTAAATCTACACGGAAAGCTAAACTATGTCCGAACCTTGCAATAACATCTAATAGGCTTACAAATTCTGCACTCTCTACCCAGTCAGTGTAACTTTCAGGATAGTTAGTTCTAATGTACTCCACCATGCTATCACGGATTGTATCATAATCATATGCTTGGAAATTTGCGTTTATGTAGGATTCATATACTGCCGTATAGTCCTCAGCCGCAAATAATTTTGTCTGTCTCTGTGTCTGTGCCATTATTGATCCTCAAACTCTCTGTCAAATTTTAGTTCTAAAGTTGTTTTAGTTGCAGTAGGAACATATGTTAATGTACAGTTAACTTCAATTTTTTGTTCATCAAAGTCAACAGCTATTGTACTGCTATCAACTGTAAAACGTGGATCATAGCTTACAACATCCATAACATCTGTCTTTACTGCATCCACTGTAATCATATCAAGTGGTTGCATTAACATATATGGTAGTATGCTACCAAAGTTTGGATTAGTCCATTTCTCACCTTTGCGAATACTAAAATGATTTTTTAAATCACGCTTTGCTAGATCCAAACCAGTTAGCTGTGTTGGTGTAAATGACTTACCTATTGTACTATATCCGTATATCTTACTCATACTAATATTTATGCACAAAAAACCTCGGTTTTTAAGCCGCTTGCTTATTGAGGAAAATTAACTCATCTGGCCAACTAATGTAAGTTTTCCAGCTGTCGTCTTGTATATGTAGGGGGATATTCTTGAATTTATGATTTAATTCGTGATATGTTGGCTTTATTGGTTTGTTTTTAGGACGGTAAAGCTCGCCACCCTTTTTCCAGTTGCAGGACTTACAGGCTGTAGTACAGTTTTCCCATGTACTAGCCCCGCCTAACCGCCGGGGCAATACGTGATCTATAGTGAGCTCATCTTGGGGGAATACATCATGACAATACTGACATGTAAACTTATCACGTATAAACATGTTCCTGCGAGTAAACTTTGCTGATGAAGGAAGTTTATGATAACGTTTTAGCATAACAATACTTGGTTTTTGCATACTAAAATTTGCACTACGAATTAAATCATCATAGCTCTCAATAATTCTAACTTTGTCTAAGAAATAGGCTTTGATTGCAAGTTGCCAACTGATTGTACTCAGTGGACATAAACTTACAGGTTGTGCGTCAGCATTTAACAACAATACTGGTTTGCTCATTTATTTTATCCTGTATTTTCTTTGTATAGTGCTACTATACGTCTCATTCTAGTTTGTGACATTTTTGGCAAGAACCTTTGCAGTTCTGCGTAGTATACATATTCAGCTTGTTCTTTTGCTGTTTCACTTTCAAATCTATTTGGATATAGTTGTCTAATGCGTTGTATGCCTTCTGCTTTAATTATAGTTCTGTCTTTTGTTCTTCCATAATCTCCAAGCATCATAATTTTAGCTTCACCTTGTCTTATATTTCTTTGATATCCTGACAATACTAATGCTGTTGCGTAGTACTCCCATTGTTTATTATCAAAATAATCTTTTACATTAAATTTTCTATCTGCGGTACCAATGCTAAAAACTTCACCTGTATGATAAAATAAACTTAACATTGCATCATACTGTCCTTGGGTAAACATAACATTGGAGTCAAATCCTATTTTAGCTTTGAATCTTCTTTCAGTTGCTTTAAATTTGTCTATCCAAAAGTTATATGATTTCTTTTCAGTAAGACCAATACCATTTAATTGTTCAGTTGTTCCGTATCCAATAAGTGTTCCGTTAGAATATTGATATCCTCTCCACTCATTCTGTCTTAATATAAAATTTATTAATGCCGAACTTGCTTCAAGATTTTGTAAAATAACAAGTGTGTCAGCCACAGTTTTATCCATCTTAGTGAATAAATCAAATTCTATCAGATCATTTTCTGTTAATGTATTTGGTAATTTAATTTGCATTAGTTTGTATTACCTTTTGCTACTGTAAATGTTTCTTGTACGCCGTCTGCACCTTTCCAAGGGTGATGCTCAGGAACTCTAGTTGCCGCACTTGCTAGTACATTTGTATTTTCTACTAATTGGTTATCTATAATCTTTGTAGCAGACGTTGGGACAGGCCCGTTCATATCAATTCGTCCTGCTTGCTCTTTATAATTACCAGCCGCTATTACGTTGCCGTTTACACCTGCTTCAAATTTAAAGTCCTTTGCAGTATATAAATCATAGTCACCAGCAGTGGCTTCTACTTTAACTCCATCTGCACCTGTACTTTTTATTTGTACACCATTATCGGCTTGCATATTAATATTTCCTTTGGCGTGTAAGTTGAAGTCACCCTCACAGTGATAGCTAATATCTTTTTGGCTGTATACATCTATTTTACCTTCACCATCCATTTCAATATATGCATTGCCTTTATGGTTAATAATGAAAACAGTTTGGTTTGTATCGTCCATTAATACTTGGGCGCCACCTTTTGTTCTTACTCTAATATTTTTACTATTGCTCTGTGCATCACCATCATCCATTGAAATAGTATGACCGTCTGCTGTTGTAATACCAAATACTCTACTTGGTGATTCTCGCCTAGCACTTGACATGCTATGCCCTCGTACAAAGTCATTCTCAAGTCCTTGATTAAGTAAGTTTTGACTTGAGTTTGGATCAGTAGGTTTTGTATCTGCATCAGTTGCATCATAAGGATTTTTCTCTGATACAGGTAATACTGTTCCTTGCTGTGAATAATTTAATGCACTTGCTTTGCCACCCATCATATGATTTCTGTCAATGCCTATTGCACTTCCTATTAGATATCCTACTTGGTGTCTAGTAGTAAAAGCAACTAGAACTTCAGTACCTGTAGCTGGTGGTTGTGGCCACATGCCGTAACTTTTGGGTGAACCACTTTCGCTAGATTCATCTGATCCATATTGTGTAGGATCACCACTTGAATCTTTAGGATTAGTGTATCCACCGAATGGTGTTATTAGCAATACATAGCGAGGAGTATCTTCAGCACCAAATTCTGGAAACTTAACTTTAATTCTTCCAGTGTAAATTGCATCTGCTGTATCAGTAACTACACCAACATAAACTCCATTTAATATATTAACTCCACCAAGACTGCCCTGTTGCATTTTTTGAGGTAATCTTGAATTACTACTTTGATATGCCACTACATCATCTCCAATTCTGTTTGCATTAGATACGTACTAAAGTTTCTATTTCTCATAGTGTGTAACGTTTGTGTAAACTGCCCTTGTGATAATTTTTGGTCTACTTTAAAAACTTCATATAATCCACTGGCCGCTGTATCCATATCTCCACGACGTTGTCCCTCTAAGTATGTAACTGTTTCCTCAGGCTTATAGGTTACAAATCCTATGTATACTGTTGAATTTTGTACATCCATTAATTTCACCTCAGTACCCAATACGGTTGTACCGTTGCCCATCCAAAATGGATCTCCTCTTATTTCAAGTGTCATATTAAGAAAATCCTCTTCTCGTCTTGACATATTTCTATCAGCCATTGCATCAGTGCCTTTAGCCTGTGTAACGTCTTCACTAGTATTTTGTATTTTACTACCTGTTGCATCTGTACCATATACTGGTCTTTCTATTGGCTGTTGTACCAATTCAGTCTGACTAAGGAAAGCCTGCTGAGTAGGTCTAATAGTAGTTTTTTGTAACTGACTTGTGGTTTTCATACCACTTGCTTCCGGCAAGAATGCTCCAGCGTTTGGATCCTGTGCTACGAAAAATGCATTGTTAACATTTAAATCAAACTGTAGCACTTCTGTATTTTGTCCTGTATACAACCAATTATATTTTTTAACAACCTGCTCTGATACGGATTCTGTATATGATTGTTGATTTTGTTTTAATGTAATATGTTTTTCTTGATCAGCGGCGATTGATGATACTTGAGCAGTATCGTTATATAAATCTACAACAATTTTAATTTCCATTTCAGATGTGTTAGTTTTTGGATCGTCTCTTTCCAACAGTCTTATTTTTGTAGATGATTTAATAATAGGTGTTGTGCCAATCTCTGTTCTTTTCTGTGCCGCATACTCACCAAATAGTGGACTATTTTTTGTTAACATAACTTCAACATAATCTGCAATATTTGTATTTGGATTAATAGGTACAGTTCTAGAACCATCTGGGTTAGCAGTCATTTTAGTTGCACTTCCACTATCACCTGTTCCTTGCATTGGACTTTGACCTAGAGGTATACCTGCTACTCGTTGCAAGTTAGGTGGCCCACCACCATCAACTTGTCCTCGAGATTTAATTCCTTTTAGTGTTGGCCCTAGTTCAATAATCCACTTCTTTCTAGGTTGTGGATTTGCTTGCCCTACTGTTCCAATATCATTTTCATATTTGTTGCAAGCGGCCTGTAATGCTGTGATAAAATCATCAACTGTCGTAAAGTTTTCAACATTAATGTCTTGATATACACTTGATTGATACTTTGCCATTCGTTGATTGTTAAGGGCAATGATATCATACGATGTTCCTTCTGCTCCTACACTTGCTTGTATTTCCTGAAACGTTAGTGAGTACATAAACATATTAGGATATACAACTCTTGTATCTGATTCTGGATCTCTACCTACAAATTCTATCTTCATTACGTACCTAGCACTTGCTATTGTACTAAATCCAAATTGTCCACTTAATGCTAAAAGTTTATCAAGTAAATTAAAACCTAATACTTCCTGCATTTGAAATTGTATTACACCAGTTGAACCTTCAACATTTTTCTGTCCACCCCTAACAAATGTAGTCATGTTTACATTGTCAATACTGAATACAGTAGTTGCTCCAGTTTCAGCAATAATAATCGCTTCACCATTTTGTACTGGCGCACTATCGTTTGCTAGTGGATCAGGCATATTCCATAATCTTTTATTCACTAGATAGAGTGTTAACTTATAGCTAGTTAGGTTGTTCTGGTTCATCCAGTTTGGTTTGATATTTGTTTTATACATTATGAGAATTTTTCTGGTACAATTAGAGACATTCCAGACTTTAAGTCTAGTATAGGATCAACTAATGTATCAGGATTGAACTCTGCAAATACCCACCATAACTTTGGGTTACTGTATAGGTCATTTGCGAGAACATCAGGGCGTAGATCGTATTTTGGATCTACTGTTATTGTCTTTGTTACTACATCCGATTTATTGCTGATAACGTCTTGGTATATGTCAAGATATTTATTATCAATAATATTGGTGGTCCTGTAGTTACTATCTGGTCTGTATTCTGTTCTAGCCATTAGATATATCCTTTTCTCAATAGGTCTCCTGACGCATATTTTTTCAGATTCCATTCATCACGCAATCTACCTGGTGGATATTGTGGTGCTATATCAAAAGCAAATAGCATACTTGTCGGCACTGAACTTGATTCGCCTGGTATAGCTACTTCAGTTGTATCAAAGCCTTCTACAATGCTTGCTTCTGCACCTGCATTGAATATGGATTGTTCTTCTGCACCATACCCACTGTTTTGCATAGTACCATTCATTATCTCACCGTCCTGTGTATACACTGTTTGTGATCCATTTTCTTGTGTTACTACTGAAACATAGTCAACATCTTCTGGTAATGTAAAGTTAACATTTCGTACTATTACTGGTATGTTATTAAACATCTCATCTCCGTATCCACTGAATACCAAAACAGGAGGAGGTGTTCCAGCATCTGTTCTACGTACTCCATCTACATACGCACCAAAGTCACTCTTAGTAACTGTGCGGAAAAAATGCATAGCCGCCAACAAATATGAAGCTTCTTCTGCTGTGTTTGCTGTGAATATAGCTGTTACACTTAAACTAATATTTGGTGTCATCATATAATAATGTGGTTGATTGACACTTTGGTTAATATCATATGTTCCATAACTTGCGGTATGGTTTATGTTAATAGTTGGTGTATATGGAAATGTAATACCATGTCCTGTTTTTATTAGAGGGCGTAGTGTTCCTTCAAACCAATCTGTTGTTTTAGAATATAATCTAATCTTGTGATCGCTGGGTACACCAGCAATTCCTTTTGCCACTCTAGCTGGTTTAACTGAATTTGCAATTCTTGTTTGTAGGTCAGGCCTATTGTCACGTGGTGCTAAATTAAGACCTAATGCCATTGTTTCATTTGTCTCAGCATTCGTAACTTCTCCAGTAAGAGTGTCAATAGTTCCCATATATTGAATACCAGTATGTGGATTAATAAACATTTGCTGGTTTTCAGCAGTATTGTCCATTCCAGTCACTGGCCAATTTCCAGCCAGTTTTGCCTTCTGTTGCGAGTCAACTCTTTTCTTGTGTGCCTTTGCGTTGCTTGCTGAAATTCTTCCTTGATCTTGTAGTGCTTTAACTTCGGCTTTGGTTAGGTATTGATCTCCGCCGGTACCATCAATAATATCACCTAAACCATCCACTTCTGGATTAACGTAAACCTTTGCTAGATCTGCATTTTCTGTGACTTCTTTTGCTGATACACTATTAGTTTCAAGTGGTTCACCATCAGCACCAATTTTGTTTTTGTCTGCATTCGTACCTTGTGTGTTGCTACTAGTAACTGGAACTGTTTCTGTCTCCACTTTTCTTGTTACACTATAATTTGAACTCTTAGCACTATCTGGTGGTTCAATAGTTCCTTCAACAACACCGCTTTTATATTTTAAATCTGATTTGCCATTGATAATTTTTTCATCAAGGGAAGACCGGTTGGGTAGGTTTCTACTTTCAGGATATTGATAATATTTTCCGGTTTTTGGATCATAAACTTTTAAACTACCATTTTCTAAAGTTTCTTCTTTTTGTAGATCCTTATACCTTGGGTTACGATCAAATTGCCTTTCAACAATATCAGCTCTGATATCAGCATATTCTGGAGAAGTTCTAGCACCGTCTTGGCCATACATTTGTAGACCAGAAATAGTACCAGTTACTCTTTTCTTACTAGTTGTATTGTTTGTGGCTACTACTGGTTGAAATCCATTGCTGTTGCCTGTTCCTTTACCGGGCATTATGTTAACCTCTGTTCAATAAATTTAAAAACTCTATCATTCATTTTACCAAAAAACTGTGTGAATACTTTTTTCTTTTCTGCTTCTGGTATTTCACTTGCCATTGTTTGGCGGAAATCTGTTGCACTCATACCACCTTCATTAACTGGCATTGTTACAAAATATACACGATTCTCATCAGGTGTTTGTAATCTACTTGTATCATCTGGTAATGGTGCAAGTACTCCACCTGATTTAAGTCTACCAGCATCCTTTTCACTGAATGCTAGGACTATTGCATACTCTGCATCACTTCTACCAACCTTTGTTTGTTCAGGACGGTAGGGCTGTGTGTTAACAAAGTGATTTGTTGGGATACCAAACATCTCATTTGCAATACTTGCCTTTTCTTCAAACGTAAATGGATCAGTACTGTGATCGCCTGCTTTGTGCATAGCCTGTTGCTTTTGCCCAAATGTAGAGGCGATAAATACATTGTCAGCGCCAAACCGTTGCGTTAAGTTATTGTATAATGCAAAGTGCCCTTTGTGCATAGGTTGAAACCTACCACCGTAAAACACTGTGACACGATTTGTTGTGGCTTCCATTAATAAATCTGTATATCGCATTTTCGTTCTCCTATATTGTATTTATACACCAGAAAACACTTGACAACGGCACCAATAGTAGTTATAATAGATACTACGCATACATATAGGAGCCAATATGGCAAAAAATTACTTAAACAATAAAGATATGTTATTAGAGATTCATAAATCTAAGATGTCATACTGCAATGATGGTGTCGAAGAAGAGCATTTTATGTACGATTTAATTTTAGATCATGTAGATGAAATTGATAACGATAAGATTGAAGAGGCAAAAGTCAATAGAGCAAGCAGGCTTACCAAACTCGCACATGAAGAAGCTGTGAAGAAATGGGAGCAAGGACTATGGGATAAGAAAAGAAAGCCCAGAGCCGCCGAATTTGCAGTAGATCCTGATACAATTACAGAAAAAGAACTAGTATTTAGGATTAATACATATGAACACATTCCATTGGAACAAAGGAAGACAAATCCAAAGACTGTGGCAGACCACCATACTAAAGTTAACTTTCCACCATTCAGCCACTATGCGTTAGTAGGAAATAATTGGAAAGAAGTTGTACGTAGTCACTGGAAAGGAGACTTGACAGATGGATATTTCTCTGTTACACATGGTAAAACAAATACAAACCTTGCTAAGATGTACTTAATGCTATGCCACAGGTATAGTATGAGAGGGAATTGGCGAGGATACACTTATGTAGATGAGATGCGTGGACAGGCTATTCTTCAGCTGAGTCAAATTGGTTTACAATTTAACGAAGCAAAGTCTAATAATCCATTTGCATATTATACTGCGGCCGTTAACAACAGCTTTACAAGAGTTCTTAACTTAGAAAAGCGTAGTCAAAATATTAGAGATGACCTACTAGAAGAAGCTGGTCTCAATCCAAGTCACACTAGAACATTCAATGCGGAATGGGAAGCACAAAATGCTTTGGAGTTGAAAAAAGCACTTGAGGCTAAAGCTAAAGCTAACCAATCGGAGAAGTAAACTTGTTATTTGATGAAGTAGTAGTCTTCACAGACATTCATTTTGGAATGAAGAATAATAGTCGCTTACATAATAAGGACTGTGAAGATTTTATTATATGGATGATTGACGAAGCCAAGAAGAGAGGCATTAAAAAATGCATCTTTATGGGCGATTGGCATCACCATAGAGCGACTATAAATGTTAGTACACTCAACTATACTGTAAGTAATTTACGTAGGTTGGATGAGAACTTCGACGAAGTATACATGATTATGGGAAATCACGATCTCTATTATAGAGAAAAACGTGAGATACATAGTATTCCAATGGCTGATGAATATAAAAATATTCACGTGATCACGGAAGATATACTAGTCAAAGACGACGTTGCCATTATACCGTGGCTCGTAGATGATGAATGGAAAAAGCTAAAGCATATTGAATGCAAATATATGTTTGGCCATTTTGAACTCCCCTCGTTCTATATGAACGCAATGGTACAAATGCCTGATTTAGGACATGGTCTAAAAGCCGACGATCTCCGTAAACCAGAATTTGTTTTTTCCGGACACTTCCACAAGCGACAGAAAGATGGCAACGTCATTTATACCGGCAACGCCTTCCCACATAACTATTCAGATGCGTGGGACGATGAACGTGGTCTCATGTTTTTGAAGTGGGGAGGCGAACCCGAATTTGTATCCTGGCCGGATGCACCTAAGTACAGAACGTTACCACTTAGTAAACTTATTGATAAACCAGAGGAAGTCTTATCTAACAAAACTCACTGCAGAGTTACATTAGATGTTCCAATTACATATGAAGAAGCAAACTATATTAAAGAAACGTTTGCACAACAATATGAATTGCGTGAGATTTCTTTGATGCCCAGCAAGAAAGAAGAACATGCTACTGACTGGAACAATGGACAAGAAATCCAAATTGAGAATGTAGATCAAATTGTAATGAATCAATTAGAAGCTATAGATTCTCCCACCATAAAAAATCAACAACTAATAGAGATATATAATAGTCTATAATGCTAAAAATTAAAAATATCACCGTAAAGAATTTTATGAGTGTCGGTAACGTCACTCAGGCTATCACATTTGATGATGCAGGATTAACACTTGTATTAGGAAATAACTTGGACCTCGGTGGTGATGGTTCACGTAATGGCACTGGTAAAACAACTATTGTTAACGCATTAAGCTATGCGTTATACGGAAATGCATTGTACAATATCCGTAAGGATAACCTAGTTAATAAAACCAACAATAAACAAATGCTGGTTACAGTTGACTTTGAAAAAGATGGTATTGAATATAGAATTGAACGTGGGCGAAAGCCAAACGTATTTCGTTTTATGGTTAACAATACTGATACTACAGATACAGATGAAATGCAGGGTGAGGGTAGAGAAAGCCAAGCAGTAATTGAACGTATACTTGGTATGACACATACCATGTTCAAACATATTTGTGCATTAAACACTTATACTGAACCTTTCCTAAGTATGCGAGCCAACGATCAGAAAGATATGATTGAGCAGTTACTTGGTATTACACAGCTTAGTGAGAAAGCTGAAACTTTAAAAGAACAAGTCAAGGCTTCTAAGGATGGCATTGTAGAAGAAACACACCGTATTCGTGCTAATGAAGAAGCAAATGAACGTATTGCTAATAGCATTAAAGATGTAGAAAGACGTAGGAAAGTTTGGGCTGATCGTAACGTAAAAGACATTGAAGATATGGAAACTGATCTACGTTCTTTAAATGCTATTAACATTGAAGATGAACTAAAAGCACATGCTGATTTTGAAGTTTTTAATAATAAACGAACACAAATAGATACTTTAAACAGTGAGATATCTAGACTTGAAACTGCTATGAGTAGAGAGCAGAAACGTTTAGATAAAGCACAAAAGGACCTAGACACTACACAAGATCATAAATGTCACGCATGTGGACAAGAGATACATGACGATCAACACGACAAAATGGTTGCTGAAAAGACTGAATTAGTGGAAGAATCTGTAAGACATCTTGCTTCTGACACCGAACAGATAAATGAATATAAGAGTGCATTAAAAGATATCGGTGAACTAGGTATTGCACCTATATTGCATTATAATTCTATTAATGATGCATATGAACACCAAACAAAAATAAACTCTTTAGAATCAAGTATTCAAGAAAAACAATCAATGGATGATCCATATGAGGATCAAATACAGGGCCTAAAAGAAACTGGCTTACAAGAGATTGATTGGAGTGAAGTTAATAGACTCACAGAACTTAAAGACCATCAGGACTTCTTAATGAAACTCCTGACAAGTAAAGACAGTTTTATCCGTAAAAAGATTATTGAACAAAACTTACAGTTTTTAAATACAAGACTTGAATATTACATTACTAGGTTAGGATTGCCTCATGAAGTGCAATTCCAATCAGACTTAACAGTAAGTATTGTACAACTAGGACAAGACTTAGACTTTGATAATTTATCACGTGGTGAACGTAATAGACTTATACTAGGACTAAGTTGGGCATTTAGAGATGTATTTGAGAGTATGAATCATCCTATTAACCTAGTTTGTATTGACGAACTAGTTGACAGTGGTATGGATACCATTGGAGTTGAAAGTGCATTAAGTGTGTTAAAGAAGATGGAACGTGATAGACATAAAAACATTTTGCTTATTTCTCATCGTGATGAACTTGTTGGCCGTGTTAATAGTGTACTACAAGTTACAAAAGAAAATGGCTTTACCACATTCAATACAGACGTGGAAATAGTAGATGCCTGATGACAAAGCAACAACTTACACAATTTCATCAGATACGGGTGTTGAGTTAACTTACAATATTAATGACTATCTCGTTGATACTGTTACTATACCCAATACCACTACAATAACTATTGATGATGAAGTGTTTACAACTACACCAGATTATGAATCAAAGAAAATGAAATCTGAGATTGGTGTTGATATGATACAAAACGTAAAAAGAAAATTTGAGAATGAATGATTGGATATTTGAGAATAAAACAGTTACAGATTTACCGGAAGATTGTACTGGATTTGTTTATCTAATCACTAATACTATTACTGGCAGAAAATACATAGGCAAAAAACTAGCAAGATTTAAAAGATCAAGGCCCCCACTTAAAGGCAGAAAAAACAAAAGACGATACACAATAGAATCAGATTGGCAAACATACTACGGCTCAAACGACGAACTAAACAATGACGTGGCTGAATTAGGCGAAGAAAAATTTACAAGAGAAATATTATATTACTGTAAAACTAAGTCAGAATGTAGCTATATAGAAGCGAGAGAACAATTTGCAAGAGGCGTTCTCGAAACAAGCGACTACTATAATGGCATAATACAAGTAAAAGTACACGGCAAAGGCATCCTAGGCATAAACAAAACACAAATTAATGGCTAATACAGAACCCTTCATGCTCCGTTTGGTCGAGGTTGCTCGACCCATCTTGAGGATATAGGCTAATTCCTATGTCCGGACTGATGTGCTAGAAAATTAAATAATGAGTGAGCTCTCCTGACAATTTGGAACTCACGGGTAGTCTTTAGTCGTTACTAAGGCAAAAGATGTTCCTGCGTTGTTTAGCAGTATATAAAGTCGTATCGCACAACCCCGACTTCCTATAAAAAGGTTATACTTTAGTAATGTGGTTGATTCCGAGGCGAAATGTCATGGAATTCGATTTACACTTGGCCGTATCAGGCTAAGTGTGATTGAAACACTCGGCGAAATAATCGAGTATATTAATCCAATAAATATAATAGTAATTAACTTTAGACCATCGAAGATAAAGAATATACATCAAGTATCACGAAGTGATACGAAGATGTGATGTTCGTAGAACATCAACTAGATGGATTTAAGCATTAGAAAGATATTATGACATTCGATACATTTATTGCCACCTTTCTGACTTGGACGGAAAGTGCGGTAGAAGCAAAAAAAGACGATGGATATCCTGTATGTCCATTTGCTCGTAAAGCGAGACTCCAAGATAAAATTCAATTTATAGATGCCCGAAGTTTCAGCGAGTATGAACTGTTATCGTTCGACAAGGAACGATATGAAATAGGTATTGCGTGGATGGGTGATGGTGTTGATTCAGAAGCAATGGAAGCTCTAGCAAAACAGATGGAGGAAACAAATCCAGATCTGTTCTATTTTACTAGTACAAACAAAAGCGGACACTTCGTTAAAAACTTTACGAACTGTATCTTTATTCAACTAAAGGGTGATATTATGGAAAAGAGAGGATATCTCAAAGGAACAAAATATTACGACAGTTGGCCTATAGATTATTACAAATTAATTACCGGCGAGTAGATTTCTTCTGCATAGCCTGATTTCGTTCTTCTGTTTGTTTATTAAGTTGATTAGTTAGGATTCGAACAGAGGGTAACGGCATAGACATAAGTTCTGTCCATGTTGTAGCACCTCCACTTACCAATATTAAGTCCATTAAATTGGCTTCAATGCGTTCGAGATCCTCTTTATATCCCTCTACAATATTAATTACGTCTTGCGGTTGACTAGTGGCGATCAACCTGCGAAAAAAGCCGCTATATCTAGTTCAATATTTGTCTTGTAGTCTTTCCCACATTCCAAACATTTGGCTTCCATTTCTGTGTTTAGATTATTTTCACTGAGACTTTCAACTCGTTCTCTAATTGTATCATAATCTTTTCTTGTAATAGTTTTAACCCATTCATAAATCGTTTCTGGATTCGTAACTTCTTCTGAACTTTCTTCAGGTGTCTGTACACTTAATACACAGTTTGAAACTAACTGTACAGTTAATTCTGCAATATCAACAAATGCTTTGCCGAACTGTTCTGAGTTACTGGCTTCGCCACTTTGTTCTGCTTGCATAAGATTTGCTACAACTTGTTGTTGTTTAACTTGTTGTATTTGTAGTCTAGTTCTATCTTCAATGTTGTATGGTTTGACCTTAATTTTAAAACCATTTTCTAATTTAATATTAGGATCAGTCTCATTTACGGTAACACGTGATAATAAAACGTTACTGTCTACAGCCATTTGATTAACGTGATCACACTCAGTACACTTGATGTCTACTGAAATTTCTTGTCCGTAACTAGCCTGTCTAATACCCAAAAGCACAACTAACAAGTCGTTAATTGGCATTTGTCGTGGATTGGGAATATCCGGACAGCAACTTTCAATAAGGGCTACAGTAGCCTCTCCGTTGAATAATGCGTCTGGAGTTTTCGTAATAAGTTCGTCTTTTGCACTCATAGGATAGATTGCAAGTTCGTCATCCACGCTTAGTTTTGGCTTTGGATCGTACCATTTGCCCATACTGGGTAGTGCAACATACACTGCGGGCTTTTTATATGCCGCAATTAGGGTATTTGTTGTCATAGGGTGTTTTCTCCAAATAAATACATTATATAAATGCTTCTTCTGTATTTATACATTAAATAGGTAGTTAATTGTGAATCAAGACGAAATACTAAATCTTATACGTATGTTACCCAAATGGGCTAAGGAGGATACCCTCAAAGGTATCGTGACACAAGAAGGTACTGACCTCCAAAAGAATATTACTGCCGTTAATAGTTTAGCTAGGAAATTAGGCCTAAAAGAAATTACAATTAATGTACAAGATACTATTTCTGGTACTAAGAAGATGAACCAGAAATTTCAGCGTACCCTAGATAATATTTCTAAAGGTATGAACGATGTGTCAGCAATTAGATCAACAAATGGTATTGAAGCATTAGGTGAAATAGCTGATATTACTGGATCTGTTTTAGGACAGGCTGGTGGTGGGGTATCAGCTTTATCCAAATTCTTTGGAAGAAGAGCCGCAGTCGCTGGTAAAATAACTGGCGCAGTATCAAAGACTGCTGGTGGATTTTTAAAAGCATTCGGTGGCTTAACAGCCGCGATAGCACCATTAATTTATAATCAAGAAAAAAATGTTAGAGCCTCATTGGATTTCGGTTTGGTGTTTGATAATAGTTATGTTGGAGGTCCGTTGGGTGGGGTAACAGCACTAAGGGGATCAACAGCAAACATGGGAATGGGTATGGGAGAGATGCTAAAAGGTGGCGAACTATATCGTACCTCTCTAGTTAACCTTGAAGGTCCTATGACTGGAAATATACTGACTATGAATAACTTTATGTCTACATTAGCAAAGAATAGTAGAGAAGATGCTGGCTTTAATCAAATGGGATTAGTAGCTACAGAATTTCAAGCTTCAATGGGTCAACAAGCAAACCTATTATTCCAATTAGGTGAAATGACAAAGTTTAATATACCTGCTAGAAAAAGAATGGTATCGTTGTTTAACACAACACAATCAATAGCACTTGGCTTAGCTGATATGACTGGTATTAATAGACAACAGTTACTTGATAATGCCCTAAGTGCTGAAGCCACAGAAAGTGTACGATCAAGTTTATTAAGGCAGAAAGATATTATTGAAGAAAAGTACGGTGAACATGCGGTTGAGCAGATTGCTGTTAATGCAGATATGATTGGATCATTATTTAAAAATATGGTACCAGCACTTGGACCAGCAATAGAAACAACACTTATGAATGCTACATCAATGTTGGGAACAACTGATAATATTAATGCCGCTATTACACCAGAACTACAAGAAATATTGGCATTAATGAATAATGGAGCATCAAACAAATTATTGGCATTATTACAAGATGGTTTAACTAGTAAGATTGATAGACATGAACTGGTAAACCGTGCTCGTGATATGTTAAAGGACATGCAAAAACTTGAATATGTACCAGCAACGGCAAATGCAGACCCTACAATGAAAGCATACAATAGGATAATTAATGAATCTCTGATGGTGAGCGATGCATTTATTAATTCAACTGATGATGTTGTTGCGGCAAAAATAAAGGGAGCCGCCGACGCTGTAGAACAAGGTGATGATAGCGTTGAAGGAATGGAAGGCGTTAAAGTAGGTCTTAGAAATTTACAACACAATATTACTCCAGGCTTTGAAACACTTTCTGGTTTGTTTGCTGATATGGCAAATGGACTTGGTGATTTTAGAGATTTCCTAATAGAAAAAGAAATATTTGGATTTAAAGCAGATGATAAAAAGATAGCAGATAAACTAAAACCTGAGATTGATCGTGATATAAGAGAAAAATTTGATCCATATAGAACTAGGTACACGATGGAACCAGGCACATTTGATCCAAATATAACATTGGATGATGATGATCCAAACGTAAAACAAGATAGGTATATACCACAACTTCATGTTGATCCTAAATCTAGAACAGTCGCACCCAGCACTGAGATAACAAAAGAGCAAGCAGAGGAAAGACTCGAAGGTGGAAGAGTTTCACAACACCAGATTGGACAAAATAAATTTAGATCCAAACCACTTGCTGACGCATTGTTGACAGTATTAGAAAATGCGGCAATAGTAACTGATCCAAATATACAAGTTGTTGTTACTAGTGGCGGACAAATGCCATTAGAAGAATGGATGACAACACCTGGTAGATCCCAGAGAGGTAATGAATATTTTGTAGATGGAAAAAAAGCACGTAAAGGAAGTAGACGACATGATGGTGGAAATGCCGCAGATTTTAAATTAAAAAAGGATGGAAAATTTTTAGGTATTAAAAGCCCTGAGTTTTTAAGTTTTGTAGAAGCCGCCTTTGCATTAGGTGCCAAAGCAGGTAGTGCGGCACACGGATATATGGGAAGCGAAACTGCACATATTGATATTGTAGGAACTTCCCTTGGTGGTGGAATCACTTGGTCTAATGCAGATGCAGGATTTAGACAAGCACAGGAACGTGGATTAGTTATGCAACAGCATAATGCTGACGACAACATGTATCAGAAAAGATTAAAAGAGTTGCGAGCTGTCGCAGAAGGAGAAGTTACACCAACTACTTCAGAAGTTGAGGTAGACACAAACAACGTTGTACCAGCAGTAGAAGGTGATGGAAATAATAATACAGAAACAAAAACAGAAACCATAAAAACAAATGATAAAAAACACCCACTTTCCAAAGAGCATTTACGTGCTAAAACCGAGGCAGAGAATAATAATGTAATTCCATTATATCCTGATGGTAGTCCGTTTGATGGCAATACAACTACATCGGAATCATCTGTACCTGATGATGGAATGAATGCACGTATAGAAGAAATACAAGCATTAAAGAAAGCAGAAGAAGAACGTATCAATAGATCATTATCTGGTGAAGATGAATATTGGGGTAGAGAAGCAGGCGGCAGGCGCAAGTCAAAAAGAAAGATTCAACAATTATTAAAAGAGATGGAAGAGATAACAAGAGAAATGTCTAGAGATCAAATTATGGAGGCACAATAATGGCAGACATGCAAATACCTATGCCAGATGGTGAACAGTTAAATTTACCACAATGGGCAACGGAACAAACGCTACAGTCGTTAGCCTCTGTTCTCAGAGCAAATAACAGTTCAAGAGATATATTAATTAGTGCTGTTAATGCTCAAACAATGGATATAGACGGCT